CCTCGTATTGATTACACAAACGGAAGTTGTCCGAGTTTATTGGTAGAACCACAAAGAACGAATTTAGCTTTAAATAGTGACGGTAATTTAAGTACATATCCAACGGCTATAAATGTAACTAACGCTTCAAGTTCTTTTAATTCTTTTACAAATGCAATACAATTTCCAAGCACTGCTTTAGCTTTAGCTTATAAAACAGTAATTACAACAGCACAAACATACGCTATTTCTGTATTTATAAAAATGGATGATAATTCAGTACCAATAATTGGAACTGCTTCAAATAATGGTAATCTTTGTTTAATTATAGCGGGTAATATTGCTACAAATAATTTAAAAGTTGAAAGTTATGGTAACAATGTTTATAGATTAAGTGGAACTGCAACAAGTTTAGCAATTAACGGAAATAATGGTTTAATTAGATACGATACACAAGTATTAAAATCTTTTAAAATTACAGGAATACAATTAGAAGCAGGTGCTTATCCAACTTCATATATTCCAACAATAGCATCTACAGTAACACGTAACGCTGATGTTATTTCTAAAACAGGAATAAGTAGTTTAATAGGGCAAACTGAGGGGACTATATTTGTCGATGCTAATTTAAGTGTAAATGTAAACGAAAGAAGATTAATATCAGTATCAAATGGAACTGAAACTCAAAGAATAATTATTTGGACTTTAGGAACTGTTTTATATGCCACATTTAATACAATGAGTGTTACTTTAGGTAACTTTCCAATAGGAAGAACAAAAATAGCTGTAGGATATACTATATCAGGAGCAAATACAATTTACAACATAAAAGTAAATAATAATTCTTTAGTAAGTGGAAGTGTAGTTGCTGCCCCAAACCCTTTAAATTCTATTAATATAGGGGCAAATACAAGTTTAGGTTTATTTTTACAGGATTCAATAAATTCAATTCAAATTTATAAAACTGCTTTATCAACTACTGAATTACAATCATTAACAACCCTCTAAATGATAAATAAATTAAATTATACAGACAAAGAAACTGCAATAAAAGACTTCTTAAATAAAGGGGTCTATATTGAGGTTGAAGATTTAAATAAATTTAAACATTTAAATTACGGAAATGGCATCCAAGCTATTGTAGAAATTGGTAAAATAGTTTTAATAAATGGAACTTACGATGCTGACTTCAAAGAAATAACTGCACCCGTTTATGCTGATGGTTATGCTTATGATGTAATGGCTGATGTAGAATATAAGTTTGAAAGCGAAATATTTCCTAACAATCCTGTACATAACTTTGCAGGGTGCGAACCAATAAAAGATGAGCAAGGAACAATTTGATTTAATATTATCTAAATGGATATCACGCAAGTTATTAGTTTTTTTAGTAGCTTGTGGTGGTTTATTTAGTGCAACATTAACTTCTTCTGATTGGGTTGTTATTGCTACAGCTTACATAGGTATTGAAGGTATTACAAGTATAGTAGAACGATTAAGAAAATGAAGCAGTATATTTTAGATTTAAGGCAATCACTTATAACAGGAGGATATTTTATGTTTACATTTGCTAATGTTGATGTTGCTATGAAAGTAATAGCTTTTGTAATTGCTACAGGTTACACTGCAAGAAGATGGTATTTAATGGAAAAAAATAAAATAAAAGATGCAGGATAATTTAACTATAGATAGAATTTATAAAGCACATCCAAAGATTAAAGAAGAATTACTTTCTTTATATTTACAATGCAATAATATGTTACCTAAAAATGTAAGATTGCGTTTTGCTTATGTATTTAGAAGCCCTGAAGAACAACACGCTTTATTTTTAAAAAGACCAAAAGTTACTAATGCTGATTCTTGGCAGTCAATACATAATTATGGATTGGCTTTTGATATTGTTATTTTATATGATAAAGATGGTAATGGAACATTTGAAACTGCAAGTTGGGATAATAATGAGCATTGGAAAATGGTAGTTAGTTTTTTTAAATCAAAAGGTTATGAATGGGGTGGTGATTGGAAAAAATTCAAAGATGCTCCACACTTTCAAAAAGACTTTGGCTTTGATTGGAAAACATTGAAGCAAAGAGTAGATAGAGAAATTACTTTAATTGATAATGGAATTACTTATCCAAAAATATAATTAAAATGGCAAAAACAGCAGCTTGGACAAGAAAAGAAGGAAAGTCTGAAACAGGAGGTTTAAATGCTAAAGGAGTGGCAAGTTATAGAGCTGCTAATCCGGGAAGCAAATTAAAAATGGCTGTAACAACAAAACCATCTAAGTTAAAGGCAGGAAGCAAAGATGCTAATAGACGAAAGTCTTTCTGTGCTCGTATGGGAGGAATGGAAGGTGCTATGAAAAAACCAAATGGAGAACCAACAAGAAAAGCGTTAGCTTTAAAAAAATGGAATTGCTGATGAAAAAGATATTAATATTAATCGTTTTAATTTTATCATCTTGCGCTGCAAGAAAGGTAAATGTAGATAAAGTAGATTCTGTAGTAAAAGTAGATAGTACTTCAGTTACTAAACAAGAAGTAGTTACTACTCAAGATAATCACGTTAGTATTATAACCAATACTGATGAAGTAGAAGTATGTCCGGTATCTGATACAATTCCTATGGTTGTGAATGGAATAACGTACAAAAACGCCAAGATAAGATATAAAAAAACAAAAAAGGTCTTAGTAGATACTACAAAAATAAAAGTGGCTGAAAAGACTTCTATTGAGGTTGAAGTAAAGAAAGACGCTAATGTAAAAACATTTAAAAAAGACATTGATAAAAAAGCAGATTATACAATATTTTTTTGGTGGCTTTTAATATTATTATTAATAGCATTAGCAATTTACATTTATAATAAATTTAAAAACAAATTCATATAACATTATGTCAATTAAAAGACCCGATACCCCGTTAGCACCAACTCCTGAGCCTATTTATACTAAAGTAAATAGTGTTTTGAAATCTTATGAAAAACAAAGTGATGGTAAATATTCAGCACTTCATAAAGGAACTTCAAGTGTCAATAACTCTGATGGTTCAAGTATGAGTTCTTTTAATAAGCAAACAGAAAAAGAAAATGGTAAGATTAAATTAAAATCTTATGATGTTTCTAAAGATGAAAGTGGAACACCTACAATGTTACAAATAACTCGACAAACAAATACGGGTAACGATAGAACAAGAGTTATAACTAATCCTAAGAAAATCGAGAGAAAAATGAAAAGAGTATTAAAACGTAATGAAATGTAATTTTTTCATTATCTTTGTTGAATTAATAATCAAATAAAAATTAAATTAAAATGGCAAACGCACAAGTAACGCAAGAAGAATTAACAAAAATTCAAGAATTAAACTCAGAGTTTAATAAAGCCAAAATGGCAATTGGAGATGTTGAATTACAAAAACAACAAATAATTCGTCATATTGATGAATTAAAAGTAGAGTTTTCATCACACGAAAAAGCATTAATTGAAAAATATGGTGCTGATGCTGTAATTAATATTCAAACAGGAGAAGTAACACAAAAAGAAGAATAAAAATGGCAAAGATTAGTACATACAGCGATACTCCCCCTCCTTCATTGGATGATTTTTTGTTAGGAACAGACGTAAACAACCTTAATTCAACTCAAAACTTTCTTGTATCGGATGTTATTACTCTTGCTACAACTACAGGACAATTTGTTACTAAAGTTGGAGTAACTCTTCCAACTTATGCAAATAATGCTGCTGCTGTTTCAGGTGGTCTTGCTGTAAATTCAATTTATAAGACATCTACAGGGGAAGTTAGAATTGTTGTTTAATAATAAAATTAAAATAGAATGTCTAAAATATCTACTTATCCATCAGCGGATTCTCCTTTATTATTAAGCGATAGGCTGATAGGTACAGAAGCTATTAGAACCCCACCAACTGCAACACCTCTTGCTACGAAAAACTTTTCACTACAAGAGTTGTTGCAATTATTTTCATCTAATTTTCCCGCAGCAACTTTACAAGCAGTTCTTAATGCAGGAAATATTGCTACTCAAAATATTAGCTTAACAGGAACTATTACTACAACTTTAATTGTTCCTACTAATATTGAAGATACACTTGGAAGTCAAGGAACTACTTTTCAATTTCTAAGTAAAGCGGTATCAGGTATTAATTGGGTTAATCTACCTGTAGATAATCTTCAAGCCGTTCTTAATGCGGGTAATACAGCAACGCAAAATATTATCCTTACAGGAGATATTACTTCAACAAAAATAATTCCGGGGAATATACAAGATGATACATCAGGTATTGGAACCGTAGGTCAATTACTTTCAAAGACAGCATCGGGAATAAGATGGATAAATAATCCAACTATAACAACACCGGGGCTAAATGATGTATTATTAGTGGGTAATACAGCTACTAATAATATTACTTTAATAGGAAATATAACAGCTACTTCTATTATAAAAACAGGAGGAACTAACCTTCAATACTTAATGGCAGATGGTTCTATTAGCACAGGTCCATCATTGGTAGGTTATGTTCCTTATGTAGGTGCTACTACCAACCTTAATATG